AAAACTGCTCAAGAACGTGAAAATAAATAGCGATAAGGGATAGCAACCCCTCTAAAAGTTCTGATTTTAACGAATCAGGAGCTAAAATGGGAAATTCACCTGTGGATAGAAACAAAGAATACATGAGGGAGATGTGGGGAACCACAAAACTCGCCTCAGATTATGGTTCAATGCAACAAAAACCAAAAAGAGTGCTTACAGAAGTGATGCATGACCTTGCACCACGCCATGATCTTAAAAAACAAACTGAATTGCATGAAAAAATTCGTAATGACGATGATTATGATGATTGGGAGTACGGAACCGAACCTTCTTATGGAACTGAGGTATAAATAAGTTCAGAAAACTCTAACCAAAATGGCGGTTCAAAGGATATCAAGATCATTTAAAGATATTAGTTTATCCTTTGAACCACATCCAGTGACAAAGGATTTGCCAATCCTTAAAAATGAGAATGCAATTAGAAGATCTGTAAGAAATTTGGTAGAAACCATACCAACTGAGAGGTTTTTTAACTCTCTTCTTGGTTCTGAAGTTCGTTCAAGTCTTTTTGAGTTCGTTGATTATGGTACTGCATCCGTAATTCAACAACAAATTGAAATTACACTTGATAATTTTGAACCAAGAATTGAAAATGTTCAGGTTCTTGTCGATCCTCGTCCAGATTTAAATGAATTTGAGGTCACTGTAATTTTTGATATTATAGGTCAAGAGTTTCCGACACAAGAATACTCATTCCTATTAGAGGCAGCAAGATAATATGCCTTTTACTAAGTTTACAAATCTAGATTTTGATCAGATAAAAACTTCCATCAAAGATTATCTCCGTGCCAATTCAAATTTCACGGATTTCGACTTTGATGGATCTAATTTTTCGGTCTTAATCGATACTCTTGCATATAATACTTATATAACGGCATTTAATTCTAATATGGTTGTTAACGAATCCTTCTTGGATTCAGCAACTCTTCGTGAAAATGTTGTTTCTCTTGCAGGAAATATTGGTTATGTACCACGTTCCAGAACAGCAGCAAGAGCGACAATATCCTTTACAGTATCGACTAGCGAAAACACACCTACACTGACCTTACAGAGGGGTTTGGTGTGCGTAGGGAATGCAAATGATACCACCTATACGTTCTCAATACCAGAAAATATCACCACCACTGTTGTTGATGGTGTCGCAACATTCAGTAATATAGATGTTTATCAAGGAACGTATTTGACAAAGAGATTTGATTATGATGGATCTCTTGATCAAAGATTTATTCTAAACAATTCCTATATTGACACTTCTACACTTTCAGTATATGTAAGAAAAACATCCGAAAGTGGTTTGGGGATTGAGTATTCGGCAATAGACAATATTATAAACACCACTCCTAATTCCAGAATCTATATTCTTCAAGAAGTTCAGGATGAAAAATATGAGATAAGATTCGGTGATGGTATTATTGGAAAGAAACTTGGTGATCAAGTTGGTGGTGATGGAACTGTTATAACCGCAAATTATATTATTACTGATGGTGAAGAGGGAAATGGTGCCAGTGTCTTTTCTTTCTCAGGAAGCATTGTCACTGCTTCTAACACTCTGATTAATCCCGGAAATATCACAATAACGACAAACCAGGCATCTCAAAATGGTTCTAGTATTGAACCAATTAATTCTATTAAATATTATGCACCAAGAATGTATTCGGCACAAAACAGAGCCGTTACTTCACGTGATTATGAAGCTATCGTAAAAAGAATATATCCAGAAACTGAATCCGTCGCTGTTGTTGGTGGAGAAGAATTAGATCCGCCAGAGTATGGGAATGTTTTATTGAGTATTAAACCAAAGAACGGAAGTTTTGTCTCCGATTTTAATAAGTCAAGAATATTGAGTCAGTTAAAACAATATACTGTTTCTGGTATCAATGCAAAAATTATTGATCTCAAACTTCTTTATGTTGAGATTGATTCCTCTGTTTATTATAATAACTCTCAGGTTTCAAGCGCAGATTCTTTAAAAACAAGAGTTCTTAATAGTCTCACAAAATATTCCGAATCAATTGATCTAAACAAATTTGGAGGAAGATTTAAGTACAGTAAAGTTCAGCAAGTAATTGACGGAACTGATAGTGCAATTACTTCTAATATTACTAAAGTTAAAATAAGGAGAGATCTAAAGGCAACTTTAAATCAATTTGCCCAATATGAATTATGTTTTGGAAATAGATTTCACGTAAATCCTACTGGATTTAATATCAAATCCACAGGATTTAAAATTTCTGGCGAATCTTCCACAGTATATCTTACAGATACTCCTAATATTGCTTCTGGTGGAAGGAATATAACAAGTAGTACTGCTGCTGGAAATCTATTTTTAACAAGACCAAGTAATATTAGTACAAAAACAGGTGTTATTTCTGTGGTTAAAATAGATAGCAATGGTAATAAAACTACTGTCGTTAAGGATGCTGGAACAGTTGATTATGAAAAAGGTGAGATTATTCTCAGTACAATCAATATAACATCAACGTCCAAAGCAAACGATATTATTGAAATTCAGGCATATCCAGAATCAAACGATGTAATAGGATTAAAAGACCTATACTTATCATTTGATGTTTCTAAAAGCACAATAAATATGGTAAGAGATGTGATTGCATCTGGTGATGAAATAACAGGAAATGTATTTACCAGAGATTATTATACTTCAAGTTACTCAAACGGGAATTTAGCAAGAAACTAATATGATACAGACTGGATTTGATTCTAAAGTTAAAGTTCAGCAGATTATTGAAAGTCAACTTCCAAGTTTTATATTGGAAGAGTCTCCAAATGCCTCTGAGTTTTTAAAGCAATACTATATTTCACAAGAATATCAAGGTGCTTCAATAGATATTGCCGAAAATTTAGACCAATACTTGAAATTAGAAAACCTAACACCAGAAGTGGTTGTAGGTAATACCAAATTAGTTTCGGATATTCTTTCTACAAATACTGATATTGAAGTATCAAGCACTAAAGGATTTCCAAAACAATATGGATTGTTTAAGATTGACGACGAAATTATTACCTATACTGGAATATCTGGAAATACTTTTACTGGTTGTATTCGTGGATTTAGTGGTGTAACAGATTATCATAGTGATTTAAATCAAGAAGAATTAGTATTTTCTACATCTTCTGCTGCAGCACATTCGTCAAATAGTACTGTTCAGAATTTAAGTTCTTTATTTTTAGTAGAATTCTATCAGAAGTTAAAGTATTCTATTGCTCCTGGACTTGAGAAAACTGACTTTACACCAGAACTTAATGTAGGAAACTTTTTAAAACAATCCAATTCTTTTTATAAAGCAAAAGGCACCGATGAATCTTTTAGAATTTTATTCAATGTACTTTATAATGAAACTCCAAAAGTTATAAATCTTGAGCAGTACTTAATTAAACCATCTTCCTCAGAATATGTAAGGCAAGAGGTAGTAATTGTAGAGTCTGTATCTGGAGATAATCCACTAAATCTTGTCGGACAAACTATTAGAAAGTCTACAGATGAAAATACTTATGCATCTGTTTCTTCCATAGAACCATTCAATAGAAATTCTAAGCAATATTATAAACTTTTCCTATTTTATGGCAATGATGAATTCCCAGCTATTATTGGAAATTTCACCATAACTCCAAATACAAAGAATGTTATTGAATCTTTTGCTTCTGATACTGTAATAACAGTAGATTCGACGATAGGATTCCCAAAAAGTGGAACATTAGTATCTGGCAATAATACAATTACCTATACTGATAAAACTATTAATCAATTTTTAGGATGTTCTGGAATTGATGAGAAAATAGAAAAAAATTCTATAATTAGAACTGAGGACATTTATTATGGATATGAAAATGGAGATACCACTAAAAAGTTAGAATTTAGAATCTTAGGTTCTTTATCAGAATTCGTATCATTAAACGATGTAAGCGTATCTGAGGGTGATATAATAACAATTAAAAACGTTGGCGATTTAGTAAAAAATCCAAGTAGTAAAACATATAAGCAAATTTTTGCAAATTCGTGGATTTATAATACTTCTACAAGATATAGAGTATCTTCCAGATCCGGTTCAAACTATGTTTTAGCAACTACAATTGATAGATCAAGTTTAAAAATTGGCGATAGAGTTGAACTTTTAGAAAGAGATACTGATATTTTAGCACCAGAAAGCAATAGTCCACACATTAGACAAATTTTATCTGATAATACTATAAGAATAGAAGGATCTTTTACAACAGATTCTTCAAAAGAATATGATTTAAGAAGAAAAATCAATACGTCCAGCAGTTCTGGTGTGCCAATTGAATATGGAAACGATACAATTACATCGGATATTCAAAATCTCTATAGTGATGGAGAAAAGTACGCATATGTAGCATCTAACTCTTTACCTTCTTCAGAACTTCCTGGATTCACTCTTCCATATAGATATGACATATCAAAAAATGTAAAGGGTGTAACTGTATCTTCTGAGGATAATCTTTTTGACAAAAATTCTGATGATACTTATGGAATTATAGGATTTGCAGATCCTGCTCCGTTCTTTACTGGAGACAAGATTTACTATACACCAAATTCCACACCATTAGTCGGTTTAGAAACTGGATATTATTATGTTCAGGTTCTACCTTCTGATAATAAAAAAATAAAATTATATTCTTCAAGGTCTTTTATAGAAATTTCTTCCAATTTGAGATTTAGTGTGCCAGATTCTGGTATTGATTCTCATAGATTTACACTCTTCTCCCAAAAAGAAGAAGAAATTGGAGTTCAAAAAATACTCAAAAAATTTCCATTACAATCTGAAATAAAAAGTCCTGGAGAAGAAACTATTCCAGGAACAACTGGGATGTTTATTAATGGTGTAGAAATTTCTAATTACAAATCTTTAGATAAAGTTTATTATGGACCATTACAGTCTATTGATGTATTAAATGGTGGACAAAATTATGACGTTATTAATCCACCACAAATAACAATTTCTTCAGGTTCTTCTAGTGCTTTAGCACAACCAGTAATTAGTGGATCAATTGAAGAAGTTTATATAGATTCTCAAGACTATGATGTTAATAAAATCCTTTCAATTGATGTTGTTGGTGGAAATGGATCTGGTGCCGTATTAGAACCAATCATTACAAAAAGAAATAGAGAAATATTATTTGATGGTAGGACAATTGAGAAGGGTGGAGGAATTAGTACAACTGGAAATAGATTATCGTTTCTAACAAATCATAATTTAAACAATGGTGATCAGATAATATACAATTCTGATGGAAATTCTCAGTTAGTTATTGATTCTGGTTCTTCTACCCTTTTAAATAATAACTCTTATTTTGTAAAAGTTGAAAATAGTACCACAATAAGTTTGTTTGATTCTCAATCAGACTATGAATCTGGATCCAATGTAATAGGATTTTCAACAGGTACTCAAGGTGTTCATAAGTTTAGAACTTCGGATCCTAAAAAGACTATTTTTGAAATTAAAGTAGTCAATGGTGGAGAAGGGTATACCAATAGAAAGTTAATTGTTAAACAATCTGGAATTTCTACAGTAAATAACACTATTAATTTCAAAAATCATGGATTTAATACTGGAGAGTTAGTTACATATGATTATGAAACTACCGCAATATCAGGAATTTCCACTTTAAATCAATATTATGTTTTGAAGATTGATAATGATTCTTTTAGATTGTGCAATGCCGGTATAGCAGGAACTGATACTGCAGAATTCGATAGAAAAGACTATGTTAAACTATCTAGTGAGGGATCTGGATATCAGTACTTCAGTTATCCTTCGGTATCAGTATCGGTAAAATATAATCCAGTAGGATTTGGTACAGATACTCAGACTTATCAAGAAATTGTAACTACACCTGTTGTAAG